CACAAAAAAGCCCTATAGAGATTGGGATGCTCTATAGGGCTTTTTCTTACTTAGTTATATACCACAGACACCAGAAGCACACACAGCTTCACTGTTCTCTTCAAACACTACACCCTTGTGCTTCATAGCCTCTTTGTAGCTGCACATTGTTAACGGCTGACCACCTCTAGCACCGTCAGGATAGCAAGTAAAGCCGCGTAGTCGTGGAGCATACTTAGCCAGTATTGTGGCAAACTCCATCACACGGTCTTCGTTGTTACCTTCACTACCCCACGGCGGTAGGTTAATAGTAGATGAGATAGACATATCAACATAGTCCTGTACGTCAGCTTGGAACTTCAGCCTACGCTCAAAGTCATTAACCATAGACGATGACGTATCAATCTTATCAGGGTCTAGTCCGTGTGTCTTGATCAGGTCTTCTGCTGTAGCGTCTACAACGTACTCGTACTTCCACTTGTCACCACCAACTAAGTAGCGACGCTTGTAGGCTACAGCGTACAGTGGCTCAATACCTGTTGTCGTACCCGCTAGGATGCCTATAGTGCCTGTAGGAGCGATTGCGCGGTATGCCACAGGATGGTTAATACCACGAGCGTCACAGAGGGCGTTAGCAGCCTTCTCAGACTCATCACGATAGACCTCTAGCCACCTGTGCAGCTCTTCTGTAACCTCGTATGAACTCCCACGCTTCAGTAGGAACTCGTGCATACCCATCAAGCCCAAGCCAAGGCGTCTGTTCTTCTGTCTAACAGCGTACACTTTCTTGGTTGGTAGGTCGGCTGTAAGTGTGCCTGCGACAAGGAACATTGAGGCAACTCGAACGATTGAGCGGAACTCCTCGATAGTGTCAATAGCACCAATATTGATACTGCCGAGATTGCACACATCACTATCATCTTCACTGGTAACTTCTGTACAGGCGTTCCTGAGTGTCTCATTTTCTTTGTCTCCAAAGTTAAAGCTAAATCCGGGCTCTCCTGTCATTAATGCTTGGCGACAATTCTGTACAAAGGTCTCAGGTAAGAAACCATTGTTAACAGCATCTAAGAACTTGTCATCGTAGTTGAGACTAATGTTGGTCATGTCTAGCGGTGCAGGAAAGTTGAAGTTGTTCTGCTTAGCATCAAACACTGTAACGCCTTCAGCGATGGGTAGGGAGTGCCAATCCTTTGCTGCTAAGAAGGCTTTAGCGTCACCATGCTGCCAGTTTAGTGAGGCGTAGATAGCGCTACGTCTACTGCCGCCTTGCATTACGTTTCTGCCTATCTCGTTTATAGAGTTCATTAGTGGTAGTGGCCCTGACGCTACACCGCCTGTCCTGCCCAGTGGTGACCCGCTTGGACGAAAGACGCTGTAGTCGATGCCAATGCCGCCGCCGCTCATCAGACAGTCGCTTGCTCGTTGTGTCAGCTTTCCCCATTCTTCTCTAGTGTCCTCTTCACCTTTCAACAGATAGCAGTTGTTGTAGAAACTAGCCTGCCTGCCTGCGTAGTAAATGTAACGCCCACCTGCCATGAATTTAAACTGCTTCATAGCGTTGCCCAGATACTCCGAGTCTTCAGGGGTCAGTATGCCTGTGCAGACATCGTGCATGAGGTCATCAACCTTCTCTGCCCAAGTCTGTGTTGGCGTTAGTGCGTACTTGTGTCGGAATATTGACTCACCAAAACTGTTTCTAAAATCGCTCATGCTGCTTTTTCCTGTGTTGTTAGGCTTTTAAAGTCTTTTGTGTCTATGTAACAAACAGGCTCTTTGTCCTGCCAATCTCTCATTTGGTTTCTTCCACCAAAGCCAAGAGTAAACGCAACATTAGCTAAGTCAACAAAGGCTACGCAGTCTGTCCACTCAACAACAAGTAAAACAGGCAGCCCTGTATCTTGTGCTAAGCTCTTAGCCCCCTGTACTTTTGCTAAGGAAATCATTAGTGTTGGGTATTTGTCTTTGGTGTTTTCTCTACAACGCAGCTCAATCCAAGAAACTGGAGTTTTGTCACGCATAGCAAGACAATCCACACGGTACTTTATTGACACTTTATAGAGTTCACAATTCCAATTGCTTTCTACAATCTCAGCTAACGAACGCTCTCTAGCCTTGGTTGCCTCATTTTCGTACATTTGCCTACTCATGCTGCTTGACCTCTATCTGAATCTTTAATAAACACACCTGCACCGTTTAAGTAGCCTGTACGGTCTTTAATGTCTAGGTAGGCAACTTCTAAACACTCTTCCAATGTTAGCTCGTTCATCATGGCTAGGTTGTTCAAGACAACAAGACAGTCGCCTATATCGTCTGCAATGTCCCTGTGCTTTGCTACATTATCAGCAAGCTCGCCCACTTCACTAACTAACTTTAAAGCCTGTGTAGGCACTGTGCCGTTGACGAAGATGCCTCGTTCGCTGCTCCACTTAGTACACAGCTGTATTAACTCATCCATTCTAGACATTGCACTGCTCCTCTATAAGTCTGTCTAAGTACCAACGTGCTTTGCGTAGGTCTTCTATGCCGTTCTTGTCTTGCCAACGGTGTGTATACTTAATGACGTTACCGTTTAGGTAGCCTAGAAAGGCGTCCCTGTTGAGTCGTTCTTTCATGTACTCAATACACTCAATACCATTCCCCCTGTAGTGACTAGGGTTGATAGCGTCTTTATCATTCTGTGAGGCTTTCTTTTCGGCGTTTAGTTCTTCGTTAACGCGTCTAGCCTGCGCTCTACGTCTCTTGTTTACAGCGTCCCACTCTTCAGCAGGTGATTTGTCAAGGAAGCTCATCGTATTCTCCTAAATCTTCCAATATCTGATCTAATTTATCTTCTACTCTGTCTTCAAAACGATCTACTAACTCTGTGGAGTTTATCTCTAACGTCTCCAACACTGTTATCTCGTCTAGTAGATAAAGCTGTTCTTTAATCTCTGTGAATGTCTTACTCATTCTGTAGACTCTCCAAACTTCTTACGTAGGTATGACATACTAATTGGGAGTTCATCAAAGCTGCCGTTATCAACCTCGTTAAACACCCAGATACCACGCCATGACAGGTTTGTCTGTGGTGACAGGTAAGACTGATCCTCTTGGTAGAAGATGCCTGCAAACAACCCCGTCACTGACAGACCGTCGGCTCTACGAGCGTAGGCAATGTCTCTGTCCTGTACGTGTCCCATAACACAACTTACCATCTTCTTAGTCAGCAGCATTCTAGCAGACGCTACAGGGCGTCCCATGACACCGCTAGTGAAGTAGTGGCTGTAGGCAATACCGTTAATCATCTTAACTTCTAAGAACGGTACAACTTCCCAACCCATCTTCTCTAGACCAAGGTCATCAAATGACATCAAACCTTCAAGTTCAGGACTGTCTTCTACTGCTCTAGTAATCCTGTTCTCATGGTTGCCCAGTAGGAACACTAGCTTAGGCTTCCACAGCTTGTGCTTGTTAGTGCGTAGCCTTGCCTGCTCTTCCTTTATAGGCGCTAGGAAAGCCTCCATAGCCTGCTTACCAGACGCAACATCAGCTTGATAACGTCTGCCTTCAAAGGACTTCTTACCTTTGTCGTAGCTAGACAGGCTTGGAAAGTCCCAATGGTCGCCTAAGTGAATGATAACGTCAGGCTTCATCGCTACAGCGTACTTCCCTGCCCACGTTAGATGCTCTGTGTTAGAGTCAGGTTTGACTTGCGTGTCAGGTATGACAAAGTGTCTCATGTCTTTTTCCTCGCTGCACGTTCTTCGTTAGTTTTAGATTGGTGACAGGTTAGACACAGACACTGCATACCGTCTGCTTCACAGAACAACCTCTCTGAGAACCCTGCAATGTCTTTGTAGCTGCTTAACTTACCTGCCGGAACAATATGGTCTACTTGTATTTCTTTGTTGGTAAACCACTCAGAACACTCAGCACACTGATACTCATACTTGTGCCTGCATCCTGTTACTGTTCTCTCTGCATCCTTCTTAACTTGAAACTTCACAGGGTAGCGACTGTAAGCCTGTCTTAATGCTGACCGTATAAACTGCCAGTAACGAGCCTCAGTCCATGTCTTCCCTGCCCTAGTGCGTGGCACTCGTGGCTTCACCATAGAAACGCTCCCCTGCTGTACGCTCTCGTGGAGGCATCCACATCTGACCCTCTGTACGTCTTAGCCACAACAGCCTAGCGTTCTCTAACGCCCTGTCATAGCCTAGTTGGTCTTCGCAGATGTCCCACATATCAGTCTCTTTACGACACCCGCCAATGAGGTCTTGTGCTGCTCCTGCGCCTATACCGTCAACGCCAATGATATTATCAATGGTGTCACCTGTCAGTATTTGCTTATAGAAGTTTTTCAAGCCTGTCTCGGAAGTGATGAAGTAGAGGTCGCGTTTAACGAAGTTGTAGTGCATACCTGCTATTTGGTCGAAGTCTTTGTCAATGCTAACCATTATTGGGTCATGGTTGAGGTAGTGCGTAGACGCTGCGATAGCAATAGCATCATCAGCTTCTTCACCCTCCACCAGTACAGCTCCCCAATACTCTATAGCGTGTTGACGAACGTCAGGCAAGAACTCAGGCTTGGGTGTGTCTTTCCTGTTCCCTTTGTAAGGGGCAGTAGTGGCTACATCGTGTCTGAAGTTGTTGCCGCCTGTTATGTATAGAACGTAGTCGTGGTCTGGGAAGCCTAATAACACATCAGATATTAGACCGTTAAAACCTCTAATGGCTTGTGCGCTAGTCTCACACACACAAGCCACCCGATAGCAAAATATATCGCCATCAATTAGAAGCATTAGAGGGCAGCTTCCAGATTAATATCAATATCAGCACCTTCAGCTGTGTACTCATTCAAATCTGTAATGACTAGCTTCAGGCAGGTTGGAGAACGACCCTTCTTACCTTGGAAGTCCCAATCATACGAACCCAGTACAGCCTTAGCCTTGGACTCGTTACCGACAAGGCAGCTAATCTCGTCACCGTGCGTGTTGTAAGCTCGCATTGGGTTTGTAGACTTAACTGTAATGAAGTTACCTCGTGCATCGTCTTTGTTCTTCACAGCAAAGCCTTGCTCTTCTAAGGCTTCTACAGCGGCGTCAGAGAGACGAGACATATCTACCTGATACTTACCAGACATTTGGTTAGTAGTTGATAGGTTTGCCCAGTATAGTTCTGTGTTGATCGTTAATGGCTTGCTCATAATTTATATCCTCAAGTTGGAAGTTAAATGCTAACACTAATTGTGTGTTAAGTCAATGAGTTTGCGACCAATTGTCGCCTATTTGATACTCGCCGTCCATAGGACAACGTAGCTCCATTTCTACACCTGCCTGCTGCATAGCCTTCTTAAATGCTATGCCAACTGCCTTGGCGTAAGCCTCCGGTGTCTCCACCTGAAACTCGTCATGTACGTTAGCCACAATCTTGAAGGGTATCTGTAACTCCCTCAAACGACTAACCCCAATTAGCAAAGCCTTCTTCATGAAGACAGCACCGCCGCCTTGCAGTAGATAGTTCAATGCTGTGTGTTCCTTACTGACCCTAATGCGTCTACCATCAAGGCTAGGAATAGTGCCACCCTTAGCTGACACTTTGATAATCAGTTCTTTCAGCGTCTTCAATGCAGGTGTGTTGTCTAGGAAGTTCTGCTTCAGCTCTTTGCCGTGTGCAGCTCCCTTGCCTGCAATGCTGCCTATCTTCTCATCACCTGCACCGTACAGGAATGCGTAGATGAATGTCTTAGCCTGAGAACGTGTCTCTAGACCCGCTGCCTGTTGATTAGCAGTATGTATGTCACCTTCTAGTATTGTCAAGGTGTAGTCTTCGTCTTGCATATAGTGGGCTAGCATACGCAGCTCCAAACCTGACGCATCAACACCGACTAGCTTGTTTCCTTCGTCCACTGTCCAACACTCTCGACACTCACCACCTAACCTAGCCTTTAAAGCCTGCACAGTAGACATACCCTCTGTGACAGTCTGTGTAGCGGGTATCTGAGCCATGTTAGGGGCAATGTGAGACATCCTGCCTGTAACAGCGCCGCTGCTCACGACCCTGCCTCTAACCCTGCCATCGTCCTGCACAGCCTCAAGCCAAGAACTAACCTGCGCTGCTCGTTTCTGTACCAACAGATACTCACCAACAAGCTGTGCTAGCGGGTGTTCTATGTCTTCTAGTATGGTCTCGTCTACTTTAAAGCCGCCGCCGTCAGTCTTCTTAGTAAACTTAACACCAACAGACTGTAGACGCTTTACGATCTGTGGCCTGCTACCTACGTTAAACACCTCAACCTTGTCTTTAAGCTGCTTTCCTGTCTTCTCAGACCAACGCTCAGACACTATTGGAGGGAATACTGCCTGCAACTCCTGCTCAATCTCACGCATACGGAACGTCAACGAACTGTACAGCGTGTTAGCCTTGCCTAAGTCTAGCTTAAAGCCGTTCTGTCGCTGCAACACCAACTCCTTAGTCACAGCGTGTTCTAAGTCTCTACTCTCTTGGCTGAATCCGTCCTTGGTCAGTAGCTTGTCTAGCCGCTGATACGTCTTAGTAGTGACGCGAACGTCCTGCCTACAGTAAGTAATCATTTCGTCACACAAGCCACCATCGAAGTCTGTAAAGTCTCCTTTAGGAAACCCTAACCTACCACCCCAAGCCGACAGCGAGTGTCCTCCTTGCATAGCAGGACTGTACAGGCAGGAAAGCACGTAGGTGTCTAACTGCTCCTTACCTGTAAAGTCCAATCCCCACACACGCTCAAGCACTGGTATGTCAAACCCGATGCCGTTGTGTGTCACTATTTGTGAATGCTCATTAACCAACGCCTGTAACGTATCGGGTGAGGTGTGGTCGGTCAGCTCGCCAGTGTCAACATCCTCGGCACAGGCAAGCCAGATAGTGTCGTGCTTCAGGTTAGTCTCGATATCTACAGTTAACAAACTAGTCCTCTCCTATTGTAAGACAATTAAGGGATATCAACTTCTAGGTCAATATCGTTAACAGTTTTGAGGTCTAGTCGTTCTGTCAGGTCAAAGACTCCGTTAGAGCTACGAATACA